ATACCAACGACCGCCACAACTGTTTGGAATAACACAGCACCTACAGCATCTGTATTTAGTGTAGGCACATCATCTCTAACAAACGCTAGTGCTGGAACGTATGTTGCCTATCTTTTTGCAACCTGTGCAGGCGTTTCTAAAGTTGGCTCATACACAGGGACAGGTGCATTGCAAACAATCAACTGTGGTTTTACTAGTGGCGCAAGGTTTGTTTTAATTAAACTTATTAGTTCTGGCACTAGTGGCTCAGGTGATTGGTATGTTTGGGATTCAGCCCGTGGCATTTCATCAGGAAATGACCCATATTTATTGTTAAACAGTACAAGTGCTGAACAAACAGGGACTAACTTTGTTGACACCGACACTACAGGGTTTAAAGTAACAGCGGCAGGTGCAACTGACATCAACGCAAGTGGCGATGTATATCTATTTTTAGCAATTGCTTGAGGTAATTAAAATGCAAATACGAACACAAACAGGCGCAGTAATGTACGAAAGTGAATTTCGTGCATACACAAAAGCCAATGGTGGCCCATCATGGGACATAACAACAACTGAAGTCTTAGAGGCTTTGGGTGCTGATGTAGTCTTTGAAGGCGCACAAGCTACAGGTGGAACTGTTTACCAATACTCTCAAGCCTCTGGTGTTGAGCAGATTGATGGTAAGTGGTACACAAAGTATATCCTTGGCCCTGTCTTTGTAGATATTACAGATGATGATGATAATCTTATATCTACTGCTGTTGAACAAGAGGTTGCATACAAGGCTCAGAAGGATGCTGAACAGGCTAAGAGTGTTCGTCAGTCCCGTGATGATAAACTAACAGAAACTGATTGGAGATTTCGTAGCGATATGACTCCATCACAAGAGTGGAAAGACTACTGCCAAGCATTGAGAGATGTTCCTTTGCAAGAAGGTTTCCCTTGGACTATTACTTGGCCTGATGCACCATGAGCGAAGCGAAGACAATGATGAAAGATGAAGTAACTCATGAGCACATCTATGAGCGTCTACTAGCTGTAGAGTCCAAAGTAGACAACATAGAGAAGAATACAGAACACGTAATCAAAGCCTTTAACGCTGCTTCAGGTGCTTTCTTAGTACTTGAATGGATCGCTAAAGCTGTGAAACCTATTATTATTATAGGTGCTTTCTTCGGGGCTATTTGGTTAGCTATTGACAATCGTTTTAATGGAGTGAAGTAATCATGAATATGCCTACACGTGGTCAGAGAACAGCTAAGAACAAGATGAAGAAGGTTATGGGTGAGTACAAAAGCGGTACTCTCCACAGCGGTAAGGGTGGCCCTGTGGTGAAATCACGTGACCAAGCTGTTGCTATTGCTATGTCAGAAGCTGGACGCTCCGCTGGTAAAGCTAAAAAGAAGTCTAAAAAGTATTAAAAAGTATTGACATTAACACTAAAGTGTGTTATTATAGTATACAAGATATAAGGAATATTAATGGCTACGACTTATTTACAGTTGGTCAATAACGTATTGATACGGTTAAGAGAGACTGAAGTATCGTCAGTTGGAGATACTCCTTATAGTTCTTTGATTGGTGTATTCGTTAATGATGCTAAGAGAGAGATTGAGGATGCTCATGAGTGGAACGTCCTGACAACTACGATTGTACTTCCAACAGTGGCAGGTACTCGTAACTATACATTGACAGGTTCAGGTCAAAGGTTCCGTACTCAAGATGTCTTAAATGATACTCAAGACATCCCAATGCAGCAAGTACCTACTAACTGGATGAATAGACAGTACTTCTTAGGAACTATACAAGGTGCAGCTCCTACGTATTATAACTACAGTGGTATTGATGGTGATGATACTCAAGTAGATGTATGGCCTAATCCTGATGGTGTCTATTCCTTAAGGTTTGAATTGGTTATTCCTCAGGCTGACCTAACAGCCAATGCTGATACTTTAAAGGTTCCAGCACACCTAGTACAGATGTTAGCCTACGCTAAAGCTGTTGGTGAACGTGGTGAAGATGGAGGTACATCCTTCAGTGAGATTTATCAGCAGTATCGGTTAGCCCTAGCAGATGCTGTAGCTATTGAGAAGAATCGTTATGATGATGAGACTACTTGGGTTGGTGTCTAATGGTAGCTAAACTCTTAACCACAACTATATCAGCTCCGGGCTTCCAAGGACTGAATACACAGGATAGCTCAGTCTCTCTTGAGGCTGGTTATGCTACTGTGGCTAATAATTGTGTGATTGATAAGTTTGGACGTATTGGTGCTCGTAAGGGATGGACTCTATCTCACGCTTCTAACAGCGACTTAAGCACTGCTGACGTTAAAGCTCTTGGTGAGTTAATTGACAATGCTGGTAACTCATACATTATTGCTGCTGGTAACAATAAACTATTCAAGCTTGTAGGTTCTACATTATCACTACTGACCTACGGAGGTGGCGGTACAGCTCCTACCATCACAGACAGCAACTGGCAGATGGCTCCGTTGAATGGTGTCCTGTATCTGTATCAAGCTGGACATGATCCTCTAGTGTTTGACCCTGCAGTCAGTGCAACTACATTTAAGCGTGTGTCTGAGAAGACTGGCTATGTAGCTACAGTGTCCAGTAACAATACAGTTATCAGTGCCTATGGTCGTACATGGTCAGCTAATAATGCTACAGTTAAGAGTACCATTCAGTTCTCAGACTTACTATCGGGTCATGTCTTAAGTACTGGTACAGCTGGTACACTGGATGTATCTCAGGTGTGGCCTAATGGTGCTGATGAAATTATATCCTTAGCTGCTCACAATAACTTCTTGATTGTGTTTGGACGTAGACAGATTCTTATCTACTCCAATGCTACAGACCCTAACAATCTTACATTGAATGATGCTATTACAGGTATTGGATGTGTAGCCAGAGACTCAGTAGTAGCTACAGGTGGTGACATTATCTTCTTGTCTGACTCAGGTGTACGTTCACTGATGCGTACCATCCAAGAGAAGTCAGCTCCAATGAGAGATATTAGTGCCAATGTACGTGATGACTTAGTGTTGGAGATCAGTGCTGAGACTGCATCTGACATTAAAGCTGTGTACTCAGATAAGGAAGCCTTCTATCTATTGTCTCTACCAGCTCGTCAATTAGTGTACTGCTTTGACATGAGAGCACCTCTACCTAATGGAGCTAATAGGGTTACAACATGGGATGGCCTAGTTCCAACAGCTTTTAAGTATACTCGTAACAGAGACTTGTTAGTTGGTGAGGCTGGTTACATTGGTAAGTATGATGGCTATAAAGACAATGCTAACTCATACTTGATGAGATACTTTACTAACTACTTTGACTTCCAGTCACCTACTGTGATTAAGATTATGAAGAAGGTAGGCATAACAGTTATTGGTGGTCAGGGTTATCCAGTCACTTTAAAGTTTGGCTTTGATTACAGTGACATTCTAAACACCAGACAGTTTGCTTTGGCTAATGCAGCTATTGCAGAATACAACATAGCTGAATACAACATTGGTGAGTATGGTGGTTCAGCTTTTGACAATAAGATTATTAACATTGGTGGTTCAGGTAAGGTTATCCAGCTGGGTTTTGAAACCAATGTATTTAATAAAGCAATATCCATTCAGAAACTTGATGTCTATGTTAAGACAGGAAAGACACGATAATGAGTAACTATACAAAAGCAACTAACTTTGCAGTTAAGGATAGCCTGAACACAGGCAATGCTGGAAAGATTATTAAAGGTACTGAGATTAACACTGAGTTTGATAACATTGCTTCAGCAGTGAACTCTAAACCTGATGCTAATAACGGTGCATTGACAGGAACAACCACGGCAGTTAATCTTACTGTCTCTGGTACTTTAACAGCTACTATTGACGGGGGTACATACTAATGGCTGATCCTTTTGACTTTACAAGTTTACTTGGTGGTATTGCCTCTGGTGCTGTAGGCTCTATCGGTACTAACTACGTAGCTAACCAAGCAGCTGATGCAGCTACACAGTCTGCTGAACGAGCTGCACAGATGGCTCAATTCAGACCTGTAGGAGTTACCACTCGCTTTGGTAAGTCAGGCTTTAACTACGATGAAACTGGAAAGCTTATCGGTGCTGGTTATCAGGTAGCTCCTGACGTAGCTGCAGCCCGTGAAGGTTTGATGGGAATGGCTGGTACTGGCTTAGGTCAGGCTCAGCAGATTCAAGCATATCAACCTACTGTCAATGCTCAAGCTGCAGGTCTGTTTAACTTAGGTGCTGGGTATCTTGCTCAGAATCCTCAGCAAGTAGCTCAGAACTATTTGACACAGCAACAGCAACTATTAGCTCCCGGTCGTGAACAGCAACTTGCACAGTTGAGCAATCAACAGCAGCAACAAGGTCGTATGGGTCTAGCTACAGGTGCAACCACTGCAGGTTACACAGCCAATGCTCCCGGCTTAGCAGCTACTAATCCTCAGTTTGCAGCTATGTACAATGCCAGAGCACAACAAGATGCTCAGTTGGCTGCACAGGCTCAGATTGCTGGTCAACAACAAGTACAGTTTGGTCAAGGATTGATGACTGGTGGATTGAACTTAGCAGGTCAAGGTTTTGGATTACAAACACAGGCTCTTGCTCCATACACTAATTATGCTCAACAAGCTATTAACTTAGAGAATCAAGGATTGAATGCTTTGACTCAAGGTACTGCATTGGGCGGTGCTGGTGCAGCTCAGAATCAGCAAGCAGCTAACTTGTATATGCAAGGTCAGAACACAGCTAACCAAGCTCAACGTGCAGCTTTGCAAGGAACTGTTGGAGGCTTAACAGATCCAATTAGTCAACTCATTGCAGGTTTAACAGGTGGTGGTAATACTGGTGGTGTTAATTACAATGCTGTGATTAATCCTTACTTTACACCTACCCGATAATAAGGAATAACAACATGGCAACACAATCAGTTCAAGGTTTGTTTGGAGGCATGGGTTCTCCTGAGGAAATGCAACAACAGGCTTTACAGGCTAAGGCTGTACAGTTTGATCAGATGACACCAGATCAGAAATTAGGTGTTATGGGTTA